TGCTCGTATTGAACATTAGCAGACGTTATAGCTTGTTGTTTTTGCATTTCTGCTTCAGCTGTAGCTTGTGCTGCTTGAGCTTTAGCTTGCTCTTGAGCTTGCATCATTTGCATTTGCTGCTCTTGAGCTTGTTTTTGTTTTTGCTTACGTTTTTGTTTTAAAACATCATTAGCTAGTTTAAGATTTTTAATTCTTCTAACATCAATAGCATCTTCTAAATCTATACCTCCTTGCTGAATAGCCATTTGTATGTTTTGTTCAAGCATAGCTTTTTCCTCTTCTTCTGGTTCTAATTCTAAATAAATACCAAAATCATGAAGTGGTAAATTTTGTATTTCTGATAACGTAGCTACATTATAAGTAGATATAGAACTTTTTAAAGAATTAAGAGTTAATGGATTTTTTAATGAATCAGCTACTTTTAACGATATATTTTCACATGTTCTAACGGTTAACCATAAACTAGCCTGCATTACATGTCTTGTAGCTGTGTTAGAAGCATTAACCGCCATTTTTTGTAAACCTATTAACGTATCTTTTTCAGGCATACTGCCATCTCTAGCTTCATTTAATCCGGTCACATCTCTTATCATTTGTAAATAATATTGATAAGTAGCTATTAAACTTTGTATTTTTCCTTGACCACTAGAGGTTTGTAATTCTTGAATAGGCACTTTACCTGGATTCATATCACCTTCCTGTGTCAATGATCTACCAACAATACTACCAGTTTGAAAATACATGTTTAATGCTTCAGCTGGATTATAATTTGTACCATTACCAAGATCAACTTCAGCAAGACCGTCCATATCTAAAAATACACCATCAGGTACTGTACGAGCAATAACTTGTTGTAATTTTAAATGTGTTAATTGAATCATGTCTGCGAAACCAGTAATTCTACTAACAATAGAATCTATACGACCTTTATATAATCTAGGAGCGCAAACAGTATAACTCATTTCCACTCTAGTCGTATCAGCCATTGGTCTTGTCATGTTTTCAGCTAGCTTCCATTCAATAAGTTCATTGTTACCTATAACTTTAACTCCTTTATATAAGACCTCTATTTTTCTTTCTACTCTTTCAAAATTGTCATTAGCAGGTGGATTAAAAGTATCAGGCTTTTCTAATGCTTTTTCTAAACCACTATCTGTTTGCTTTATTTTAAATACCTGAGTGTTGTATGTTTTATATTCAAAAAATAAAACCTGAACAGTATTTTGATCGTACGTTTGCCAGCCATAAAGATTTTGACTAGTGTAAGCTTTTGTTTGTTGTATTTTTGTTAATTGATCATCTGTTAAAAAAGGAAACTGCTTTGCTATTTCAGGTATAGTCAAAGGTTTAACCTCTCCTACATAATAAATATCTTCAAAATGTGGATCTTCAGTATAAGAATATATTAAGTTAGCAGGATCAACATAATCAACAGTAACACCGTTTGCTGGATTCCAACTAGTTTTAGCACAACCAATACCTAGCGTAACTAAATCATAATTAAATCTTTTCTTTATATTATCAAATCTATTCTTAGCTAAAGTATTATCAATTACTTCTTCTTCAGCTATTTCAACAGCTTCTTTATAAGAAAGCTGCATGTGTAAATCTAATTCTTCAGGTGAATCAGGTAGTTTTGCTTCATCAGTTTGAAAATCATTGACCCCTAATGTTGACTGTAAATCTTGCAAATAAGGTTTAGCTAACATATCTTCAAGAATAGCAGTAGCGTAATCAGTTCTTTTCTTTAGCGATGTAGGATCTTGAGCAAAAGCTTTTATTTCATAATTTTTATTATTCATACCGTTTGCGACTATATCTACAAACTTAGAAATAACAGGAACTGGTTTCCAGTCTAAATTCATATAAGACATGTCACCATTAATAGCTAGCTCGTCTTTATATTTTTGTACAGGCTGTTCACCTCTAGCATATAATCTTAATGTATGAAATCTATTATAAGACGTAGCAAATCTTGTACCATTACCGCCTTGTCTCCACCATTCACTTTCTATAGCTTGAGCTACTCTTCTTCCATAATCTGAAGAAGCTTTCTCAGCATCTGGCACAGTCTGGCTTGGAAAAGCGCTATTTGGATTTGCGTATGTATTCATTTATTTAATTATTTTTGATAACGTTCCTTTATTATCATATTTTTTTATACCTAAATCAATTGGTTTTCTTTTTCTTCTACTAACTGGTGCATATCTATTTTTGTTACAAGCCATTATAGCAAGACCTGAACTAATAGACGCATCATGACTTGTTCTATTGTTTATGTCAAAAGCAGCCCAATCTTCTAATGTTCTTTGAAAATATAAATCCCCATAACTATCACCATTAAATCCTATAGAATTTTCTATATATGATTCAATAGCTGCAGCATGAGCTTGTTTTATATCTTCACTTGAATTAGGTATACCACCTATTTCTTTTTCTGTTACTGACAATTTGTTCCAAACCTTATCAGGTCTGTTCATTGCAAAACCTCTATAACCTCTACGTTTAAAATGGTAAAGTAATCTAGGTTTGTTATTTTCTACTAATATTGGCATACCGTAAAATACACAAGCCATTAGTACATCTTCAAAAAATATTTCTGCTGTTTGTGGTCTAGCAATATATTCTAAAAAGAAATGATCAGCAGGAGCGTTTTCCATGCTAAACTTTGTTAAACCATGTAAAGATCCGTTGGAACCTCTTTTATCTACAGTACCTGATATATCATATGGATCACAGCCAAAAGCTCCCATATGTTCATTACCAGCATATTTAATACCATTTTTTTCAATATATCTATTTTGCAAATTAGCATCAGGTATCCAGGTTATAAAAAACCTACCTTGATTACTTGGAGCAAATATAACTCTAGTATCTTTTATACCATTTTCCCATAAAAAATTACCTTGTGTTACAGCTGATTTATTATTAGAATCTTCATTAAAATCTATCTGTTGATATATTTTAGTAAGATTAAATAAAGACGATTTAGACTCGTCTCTAAAAGCATGCTTAGTGGTACGAGGGAATTGTCTATAAAATTCGTTTAAAGCATCTTGATCATCTTTTAATCCGTCAACTTCGTTTTCCCAGTATTCAATGACTCCGAGATCGATAAACTCTCCTTGTGGTCCTTGAACCTCTGTATCTGGGGTATTGAAGACAGGTACGCCAAAAGAATCAATGTATCCTTCGTAGTTCCATTCCATAGGTATGAACAAAGAATATAATCCCGAGCTAGTCTGTCCATTGCGGTTTCTTTTTGTAACATCTGAGTCGTCATATAATTTTTTAAAATTTCTACCACCTTTATCTAAAGCGTTAGATGTTGATCCCATCATACACTTACCAATAATTCTACTACCTAATCTTAACGTGGTTTTCGTAACCCTCCAGTTGTTGAGGATGTTGTTCGGCTTCTCCCACTTCCCCGATTCATCATGTACGAGGAGTTTGAGCTTCTCCCCATCGTAGGAGTTGTCGCCGGTATTCTTCCAATCGATGGTGGTGTCAAGACCCTCGAGCTCCTGTAAGGCTTCGTCGCCGGTACTTGTGATGGAACGTCTGGTAAATTTACTTGCGGGGACACGGTAGGCAAGCTCGGTCTTTGGACGGTCCATTCCGTCCTGGATGGGTTTGAAAAAGAAGGGATAATTAACTGATATGGGTACCACCTTATCTGTGAACATCTTCTTTGCATCAGGACCGGACTTGGATAATATACCATACCTACTGTCACTTGATATGGTTGCCAAGTTAACCACCTCTCCTGAGGCCATGAAAGAAAACCCGGAACGCCTGTTCTTAAGGTAACACATCCCATAGGATCGTGAATCTGCCTTACAAGCTTCCCAGAAAATAAAGAATAATCTATTTGATTCACGGAAGTCTGGTGCCCCGACGTCAATCTTAGACCACTGCAAGTACATGTAATGAGTGCCAGTAAGATAAGTAGGAACGTCTTTGTTATAAAACCAAAAACCTTCCTCCCTACGGGTAAACTCTTTATCAATGTAATCATACCATTTTTCTTTAAAATCGTCTGGATATTCTTTCCAATCGAATACTGTTTTTATTCTTCCTAATACTTTTGGTAAATCTGTTTTTTGCCAAGTATTGTTTTCAAATTTTTGTACATCTTTTACTTTAGGTAAAGCTATTTTTAGATTTTGAATATCATATATATCACCTATAGTCCCGTCTTTGCTTATAACAACTACGTCGTGTTCTTTATTATAACCATATTCCCATTTATTATAACGATTCATACGTTTTATAATCTTTGGTTTTATATGATTATCTAATACTTTATATAGAGCTTGCTGGTACATTACTTAGATCTTCTTTCTGCAAAACCACCAAAAGTTTTTTCTTTTTTAGGTTCTTCTTTAGGTTTATCTTCAAGCATATTTTGTTCTTCTTCTATTCTACTTAGTATTTCAAAAGCATCAAATATAGCTAGTTTTTTTGTAGCAGCTGCGTTCTTTAATCTGTCCGCGGAAATGTCTGGTCCAAAATCTATAATAGGCTCTTTAGCAACTTTAATTAATTCTTTAACTGCTACGCGCCCAGCTTGGATTATATTCTTCTTCGTTTCCTTTGTACTCATATTTTATAACAATATCATTTGATTTCATACAATAAATTCGCTTACCATCTATGATAAACTCCCATTCACGACCTGGTTTATAACCTATCAAGTCTCCTGGGTTAATATTAAGTGCTTCTAGATCATTATTACCTATTTTAAGTATACCAACGCACTTTTTCTCAATATCTGTTAATAGAGAGTCAGTTTCTTTTATTGGCATTACAAAACACCTATTCATAAAAGGAACCCAATTGTTTTCTTTTTTATGTAAATATATTTGATTTGGTTTACAGAAATATAAATCTTCTTTAAAATATTGACTACTATTTCTTTCTTTGCCTCTTATGTCATACCATCTTCTAAATATATTGTGATGTATTATTATTTCATCACCAACTTTTATACTAGTATTATAAGCTAAAGGCACTGATTTAACAACGGCGTGTCTGCTTACATTCTTGTGGTCTTCAACACTTGCGTTGACAATCAGCTCTTTACCATCTATATTTATTTTATTATTATATCTACCGTTTTTAGGTGTTATAATAAAATCATATATACTATTCATTAATATTCTAAATCATACTCGACAGATATAGCCATGTTAGAATTAAATTTTTTCCACGGCATAACCTCGTCTTGTTTTTTTATATAAATATTATAAGAATTATCTACGTCATTAAAATCGATACTATGTATTACATGTCCGCCATAAACTGATTGACCTGTAGAATAATGCATAGCTTCGTTTTTATAGTCCGCGCCTATACTTATTTTTCTTATAACCGAGTCCATTTTTATTTTTCCTCAGCCTTCTCTTCTTCTTTTACTTCTTCGTAAGAACCATCAGTTAAATTAATATTAACTTGACCATACTTTTCCTCTAGTTCTTTTTTAGTTACATCTAACTCTTTTAAAAACTCAGAGTAAGCTTGCATGATTTCAGTTTTCTTAACTTCTAATGAACCTAAGTCTAAAACACATTGTTGTATCTTACCAGTTTGTTCTTTAACTTTAGTTAACTCTTGTTCTTCAATTTTGTTTACTTTTTCTGCCATTTGATTTAATTTTAATTGTTATTACTTATAATTATTATTACTTATTAATATTCACTTTTACTTTTTAAATATACTGCTTGCCTTTTCAGTCGTTCGACCTCCGAAATAGGCTAAGACGACCGCCATCATAACCTTCTCAAAAGTATCGTTCCATAATTCATTTATATGAAAAGGTAATGTTTCTATGCTATCTAGTATACCTGCAAAAGAAAATACAACAATACACCATACTAAGACTAATGGACGTACGTTTTTAGACATCCAAGAGTCTGACATAGAGTCTGCTTGCCATCTTGATGTTATAGCTTCAATCTCTTTTGTTTGTTGTTCGTAGATTATTTGTTGTAATTTTACTTTATCTTCTGCTGGAGCATCAGCTTTTGTTATAGCCTCTATTGCTTCTTTTGGCGATGCTACACCTTGCAATACACTTCCTAATGTAGGATTTATTACAGATGCTGCGCCAAACAATAGTTGTCCAACGGTTGTATCTTTAAATTTCTTTTTACTCATAATGCGTCGTAAGGATCTGTTTTACTATAAGCTTCTTTTTCCCATGGTAAATTTGGATTACCTTCTTTCATTTTTGATCTAGGATATGTTTTACCTTTCCAATAAACATTTTTATCATCATAACTAAGATCGCCTCTCTTTATTTGATCTATATGTACTTCTTCATGTTCTATTACACTTTGCTTAGCTTCGTCTGTTTGGTTAGGACTTATTAATATAGTTCCGTTTTTATTACCTTTACCCAAGCATCCTTCTTCTAGTTCTCTTTCATATACTGGAGAACCGTTGATATTAAACGGAGGTTTTAATTTAAACGCCATGATTAATAATTAGGATCCATTATGGTTTTAATTCCTTTTTCTTTAGCTTTTTTGACTTGTTGTTCTTTATTTGAAGATTGGGATTGATTAACAAGATTTTGATAACGTTTACCAAAAGATGTTTGACTAAATTTAGGGTTTTCAAAATCATCCTGCTGGATATATTCACCATCAACAAATTCACCTGGTGGTCTAGCATAAGCTGATTGAGTTGTTAACATCATGCTAGCTAAACCAAAAGCTTTACTAGCTAAAGGTCCTACGTATTTTTTTAAACCGTGTTTGACAGCTTCTTTTGTAAAAAATTTACCAAATCCTCCACCTAATCCAGCTTCACTTTTATTATTGTTTTTTTCAATAATTTTTGTTGCTGGATCAATGTCAGGATCTTGATCAACACCTGCAGTCATCATGTTTAAAACCTCTTCTTTACTAGGCTTTTCTCTTTCAGTTAAATTTAAAGGAGATATTCTACTTACACCAAACTGTTGTAGATAAGACATTAGTACTTCTTTTTATACCTTGACATTCCAGCTTTATCATCTACTGGGTTATATTTTTCAAGATCTTTTTTCTCTTGTTTAGAGCTTTCACGCTTAGGACCTTTTGAAAATTGTTTGAAATCATCTTTTTGTACACCTGGTTTACCATTATACATAGGGTCCATTCTTGATATACCTTCTTTCTTTTCGTCATATTTAACGTCTCCTGCTAACTTAGATATATGCTTTTCATCAGCCGTTTGATTAATATCTTTATATTTACCTCCAGCTCTTTGATCGTCTTTAACATCTCTTTTAAGATAATCCATGTGAGCTTTATCGTCTCTAATCGCTGCTTTCACATTTGATTTTGTAATGTGAGTGTGCATGTGTTTGTGTATTGGGTGTCCCATTTTATTGTTATTTATTTGTTAAAAATATGCTATTAATTCACCTGCAGTAGTTAAAGTATTTGGCGAACCACCACCAGCAGCCGCACCTACTAAAACTTTTTGTACCATTACTGGAATAATATCTCCCGCAGGTACGGATTCTATAAACACTAAATCACCTTGTAATGTTTCTACATAGATATTTCCTGTTGTACCTACGTATATACAAGCTCCTGGTGAATCTTGCTCATTAGAATTAAATATTTTATAATCTTGAACCGCTACTCCTCCTGCAAATGGAAAAATATTAGCTGATAATAATAATGTGTTATTATCTACAACTTCTAAAACTGTTGCAACAGCTGGAGCATTAATACCTGATGCTACCATAGCATACATGTTATATACAACCATGCCTGGAGCTACACCTTCATTGTTGATTGAGCCGTTAGCGTTATATGTAGTTACAAAATTAGCATTTGTATCTCTCATGTAACCACTAGTATTTATTACCGCGGTTGTTGCACCAGTAAACTTAGCTGATGGGCCCGGAATATTTATTGTATCGCTAGGAGCTACCGGGATTGCGCTAGTATACGAACTTGCATTTATTATCATGATTTATTATTTTTTATATTTACAGTTTTTTCTAGAAATACTCATTTTACCAGCTTTTTCTTTACTAGGAGCTTTTACTGATTTACGAGCTCTAGTTTCCACGCTTTCTTCTGAAGTTTTCTTTGGTTTAGGTTTAGGCACATTAACAGGTTTTGCTTTTTCAACCATAGGCTTCATAGTTTCTTTTAAATCTACTTTAGCACTTTCTACGGTAACTTTACCTGCAGGTTTAATATTACGATTTTTCATTGTTCTCCTACCTTTCATAGCTTTGTTTACAGAAAGTTCTCTTACTTCATTAACTCTTTCATCAGAAGATCTTCTTGAAACACCTTTTTTCTTATCCATTTTATCAGACTTACCTTCGTAATAAGCTTCTTGCTCATCTTGCTCAAACCCAGCCTCACCTCTTTTAGGTTTATTCTTTTTATTTTTTCTTTTTTGTTTTCTTTGAAACTTCTTGTATTCAGGAGTATCTCTGTAATTAGGATCTTCATAATCAAAATCACCTTGCTCAGGGTTTTTGTGACCTGACTTATGTCTAGACATACCCATTAAAGTTTCTGCAAGCTCTGCTTGTTTTCCAGTTCTAGCACTATAATCTTCTTTATTAGCAGTTACTTTATCAGCAAAAGCCTTAGTACTCATACCAGCCTCTTCAGCTTTTTTTCTAAAAGCACCTGGTCTTTTTATTGCTCCTTTAATCCAATCTCTATTTATTGGTGAAGTCTTTCTTGATATTGGGTTATTTTGTTTAAATGACATAATTTATCCTTTTGCTACTTTAGTTATTGGTTGACAGCATGCTTCTGTAGGAACATCTGCTAATTTTAATTTCATACCATTACTACCAGAACTTCTTCCCGGTGCGTGCATTCTACCTTCTTGATCTAGTGGTCCGTCCCATATTTGAGACTCACCTACTATACCAACAGAATCTTTTTTAGAAGCGTGGGTGTGGGCTTTATCTTCTATCATATTTAATGGAGATTTAATTCCCATCATATTTAGTGGTGATTTTTTCATAATTTATTTCTTTTTCTTGTTTTTAATTATACCAAGATCAACCCCACCTGACGCAACTACTTTGTCGTAGTTTATAGAAGAAACAGCGTGTAGCCTTTTCTTTTCTGTATCTGTTAAAGGTTTTTCTTTTTTAACTTCTGTTTTAGAAGATTTCTTACTATTCAAACGGCTCATACCCATATCTCTATCAAAAGATCCAGGTATTGAACTTCCAAACATAGCTCCAGCAGTATTTTGAGTTTCAGGAGAAAAAGCGTTTAATGGCTGAATTCCTTGACTAGCTAATTGATCATTTGCTAAATTATTAGCTTGAATAACATTATCTGCTACATCTCCTTGAACAGAAGTAGCATACATTGGCTGTTGAGTACCCATTTCTACAGGATCCATTGACTCGTGTCTATCTTTCATTAGAACACCTACTTGATTTTCTAATTTATTTATTCTACCGGATAATTGTTTCCTACCTCTTCCACTTCTTAAAGCGGCTCTAGCTCCTCCAATAATTGCTCCGAAATTTAATGGACTTTTACTCATCTTTCTTTATCTTTGTTTACGTTATACATTGCTTGATACATGACTTTATCAGTATATGAATTACCTGCAACTAGTTTGTTTCTTCTTTCACTCATAGGTATATCATCTAATCCTAACATGATTCTATATATCTTACTGATTAATTGTTTACCTTTAAATGATATTTTATATATATTGAATTTTTGTGTAGTTCTGTTTCGATGTCTCCACACTACTATCCAATCGTTTTGTATTAATTTATTCCACCTTCTATTATTCCAACTAAAAGTGTAAACACCTTGTTCAAAATCTTTTTTAGTAAATAAACCTATACAGTCTAAATAGATTATTAATTCCAGCTCAGCATCAGTTAAGCCGTTGTTCTTACAAGCCCATTTGCGTATTATACGATAATGTTTTAACAAGTTTAACTCTTTAAGATCACTTGCCTCTAGCTTTTTCATAAAACAACGACCACATTTTCTTGTCTGATGACATGATATGGTTCTTTTTCTATTTCTATTCTATGCGCAGCAGCTTTATCAAAATAAATTATATCATCTTTTTTTACAGCTACTACAGAATCACCTACATCAATAACTTCAGCTTGTTGAAACCTAACATCTTCTCTTTGCTTTTCTGTTAGTAATAAACCACCTTTAGTTTCTTGGTTTGGCTCTTCTATTTTTCTTATTATCAAGTTATTTCCTATCGCCCTCATGTAATCTAATATTATTAATTATACAATCAGTTGATAAAATAGTTGTTGCTACAGAAGCCGCGTTTATTAGCGCGCTTTTTGTTACTAACAATGGATCTATAATTCCACTGTCAATCATATCTACCATATTTCCTGTAACCACATCAATACCTTGACCATCTTTAGCTGGTATAGTATATTCTTTATAACCAGCGTTGTCTAATATTGTTTTAAAAGGGGATAATATAGCTTTACTTAAAACTTTTTCTCCAGCATTATCTTCTTTCATATTTAAAGCTGCGTTAAGCAATGCTATTCCACCACCTGGAACAATTCCTTCTTTTATAGCGGCTCTTGTAGCACAGATAGCGTCTTCGACTCTATCACTTTTTTCTTTTAATTCTATTTCTGAATTAGCACCTACTTTGACAACGGCTACTTTTGCAGCTAACAACGCTAGTCTCTTTTCATATGCCATTTTTAATCCAGGCACTTTTTCCTTATGCTGTTTTGTGTGAAGCTCCTCAATAAGCTCTTGAACAGCAAATGGGGTTTCTTCAACTTGTATTATAGTATTATCTTTACCACTTATAACTTTTTTAGCTTTTCCTAAATGATCAACACTTATCAAATCCATGTCATCACCTAAATCTTCATTTATAACTGTAGCACCTGTCATTAAAGCTAAATCATTAAGTTTTTCTTTTTTAGTGAACCCATAAACTGGAGCATCTACTATACAAACTTTTATATTACCTTTCATTTTATTCATTGCTAAAGCCGCTAATACTTGTGGCTCTACATCTGCAACAATAAACAAAGGTTTATTATTTTTTATAACATACTCTAACACACCTTGTATTTTACGTATGTTTTCAATTTTTGATTCTACTATTAAAACTAAAGGATTATTTAATTCTGCAATACCTTTTGCTTGATCAGTTACAAAATGTAAACTTTTAATTGGTTTTGCATACTGCATACCATCAATTATTTTAACTGATGATTCTAATTCTTTAGATTCTTCCATCATTACAATACCTGTTTTACCTACTTCTTTAAATGCTCCACCAATTAGTTCACCTAATTCTGCATCATTGTTAGCTGATATTGTAGCGACTTGATCAATCATTTTTCCTTCAACTGGTATGCTAATTTTTTCTAAATAATTAACAACTTTTTTAACAGCTGAATTAATACCTTCTTTTAATTCTCTGGTATTAGTATAAGTATTTTCTTCTTCAGAAGCATTTCTTAATATAGCATTAGCTAGTACTGTGGCTGTTGTTGTACCGTCTCCAGCTTCTTCAACAGTTTTTCTAGCTGCTTCTTTTAATAATGTTGCACCCATGTTTTCAACAGCATCGAATAATACTACTGAGTTTGCAACTGTTACACCATCTTTGGTGATAATTGGTTTTCCATGATCATCTTCCAGGATAACACACTTGCCGCTAGCTCCTAATGTGGAGCTAACAGCTTTAGTGAGTTTTTCTATCCCTTTAAATATCTGATCTTTTGCATCTTGACCAAAGTTAAGATGTTTCACAAGTTTATCGGACATAATTTAATTGTATTTAATTTTATTTAAAGGTTTTCACGACTTTTGGTCCTTTCAAGAAATCTACTTTTTTAGCATAATGTTCTACTGATCCATCAATAGCTGTTTCTGCTCCTTCAATAGTTTCTCTACGGGTTACGTCGATCCAAGTATCTTCGTCTTCTGGACTCTGGTACTCGGTTTGGTAGAAACCGTTAGCTAGTTGAACTATCCTCCAGTTTTTCTTATCTGCAAGATGTTTCCATAAGTTAATAGTTTCTTGGGTTAATTGTGGTTGACTATTCCACGTTCTAGTCGAATAATAAAACGTCATTTGGTTTGGGTTTTAATTGGTTAATAAAAATTGTTGTTAAGCAATTGATAACATTGGTGAAATATCAGCTACAGAAGAACTTCCTGTTCCTTGTAAAGCTGCTGCCATTTTACCAACAAGCTTAGCTGTACTAGCTTGATCAGTTAATTCACTTGGCTTAAGGTAAGAACTTGCTTGAGAAGAAGCAGGCTCAACTGTGTAATCCCATCCATCTACACCACCAATAACTGGTAAGTTCCAAGGAGTTGCTACACCTTCAATACATAATTGCCATAATGCTCTTACAAATTCAGATTTTTGACCTGCTGTACTTGGAATAAATACTGCATCAGCACCACCTCTTGCTTGAGACTTGATTGTAACTGAACCTCCATCAGCATAAGTAACTACACAGTTAGTTTGTAGTGTATTACCACTTCCACTATCTGCTGCAAAAGCAATTGTAGATACATTAGAGATTTTCATTGGAGTAACTGTACCGTCACTTAACTTTACGTTTAAAAATTTATCTGCCATTTTGTTTATTTTAAATGGTTAAGGTTTACTATTAATTTTTTCGGATGTATAAGATAAGGTAAACCTAAAAAATACCCTATACACCTTATATGTTATTATTACCTGTTTTTCTTGATTTTTACTTTATTTTTCTAAAGCAGCTAATCTTGTTTCTAAATCTTTATTCTTTTCTGCTAATTCTTTTACAGCTTTCATTAAGTATGGTATCATTTCCATTGGATGGAATCCATATCTAGCTTCTTCTCCTTCACCGTTTAATTGATATACTTCTGGGAAGTTTTCTGTTTCATATTGAGCTATAAATCCTTTTACTTTAGATTCTCCTTTATCACCAACAGACGCTTTAAAATCAAACTTTTTAGGTTGCAGTGTTAAAAACTTAGGTAATACCTCTTCGTCCCAAGTAACTATATTTTTCTTAGTTCTTATGTCTGAACTAGATGTTGAATATGTAACAGCGGTATTAGTAGCATTGTATCCAATGTAACCAATTATATTACTAGTACTTCCACGGTAGAAATTAATGTATCTACCATAAAGAGCTCCATAGTTTATCATTTGGAACATATTAGCTCCTTGGCCAGTATTAGTATTTCTAAATTGCGCAACACCATCAAAATAACTTCCACCTGTATCACTTGTAGTAATAATCATACCTTGAGTAGCACCCGCGGATACAGAACCATATCTATAATAATAACTACTACCAGTACTTGTACCTCCACTACCAAATCCATAATAACCAGTAACTCCAACACCATTACTTGTAGTTTGAAATTTTTGTACATTATTATAATGAAGTTGAACAGATCCATTTTCATTACAAATTACCATATTTTCACCATTAGCACCTTCTATTTGTACGTTTGATGATCCTTGTATATATAAAACACCTGTACCAGTTTCTTTTATATAGCTATTACTACCGTCATGATATAATTGTAGGTCGTTTCCGCTACCAATTTTTAATTTATCATTATCTTGTAAATCTACATCATTATTGAATGTCACAGCACCATCAACCTGTAAAGCAATAGGTATATAAACATTAGTTTGACTAACACCTAACGCATTAATTGTTGTATCAGGAACAAATACTTTTAAATAATTATGATCAGTTGTAGAATCATTAACAAAAGTAATATCATTGCTATTACCTTGAACTGTTATACCTGTGGATCCAGTAGAAAATTTTCTAACATTGTCATAATATAAATCAACAGAGCCATCAGGAAAAAACGCAGCCATGTTTTCAGAAACTCCTTTATCTATTCTAACAGCGCCTGCACTTGTTGTTATTTTTAAATCTCCCGTGCCTTCATCTGATATAAAACTATGAGATCCATTATGATAAATTCGTAAATCTTGAGAATCTCCAAACGCAGCCATTTTGTTATCTAAAAAATCAAAAGCCACACTAGATATAACTTTTTGAGCACCACCATCAACTCTAAAGTATTCTTGAGTACCACCAGACTTATTATCAGCTTTAAATATAATATCTCTATTACCTTGAGCACTTTCTATATATAAATCTCCTTCATAATTAGATATATAAGAATTAGTTCCATTGTGAGTTAATACCAAATCAGTTCCACTACCAATGTATAAATTTAAACTATCATTTATTCTAAGGTTACCAGTCATAGTACCACCAGCGAGTGGTAAGTATGGTCCACCAATAACAGCGGATGCATCTACCCAATCAACTTGAGATCCAGTTGAACTTAGCAGTTGTCCAGAGGTTCCAGCATTACTATCTTTATCTAATATTTGAGAATTAAATCTAACTGTTCCTTGAAATTTAGTAGGACTTAATACGCCAAATTGTTCAAGTGCTGCTACAAAATTAGTTGGAGCTGTAGAAGAACCAGTACTAGTAGCTTCTGGATATAAATCACCCTGTGATATAGTAGCTGTTATAACTAGTTCAGAATAAGTACCTATTTGTACATATAAATCTGTACTTGACGCATCTACATCAACTTGACCAAAAGTAATAATTGGATCACCGCTTTGAGCTTCTTTTTCTAATCTATGATAAATTAAATCATAATTATTATCATTGTTTAATTGACCGTAAGCGTTGATTTCACTTGAATAATAATTATTACTAAATGAAAAACCACCAACCATTTCTAGTTTAAACCTACAAGATTGATTAGATGTTACTCTAGCTATTTTATAGTAATAATTAGAGTTAGTGGTTGTACTAGGTAATCTCCAAGTATATCGTGTAGCCTCTCCATCTGATGACCATCCATTGTTAAAGGTAGCTTTACCACCATCTGACATGTCTAGTGAAAGAGCGGTTATTTCTGTACCGTCATCAACACCACTAATAACTATATCTTTATCTGATATAACAGACTTTATTTGAAGATTTGAACTTTGATTAGTAAATTTACCAAAAGTTGCGCCAGCTGATCTTAATCTAATATCAAAACCAGCAGCGTCTAAAGCTATATCTCCAGCAGCGTCTAATATTATATCGTCAGGTGCTGCAATAGTCATTAAACCATTACCGCTTTCTGTAAATGTTACAGCGTTGCTACCATCACTAGTTATAGATAATAAACCACTGATAATGCTTACGTTACCATCTTGACCTATAGTTAATCTTTTTGTAGATGAACCAGCGCCATCAGCTGTAGTGTAAAATTCTAGATTTCCAGGCATATCTGACGAACCAGGTGTTCCGTCTACTTTACTACGAATATCTGCTGTTCTTCTATAAGTAGCGCCATCATAACCATAAAAACCAATTAAACCTACAGTTTCATCTGCTTGTACAATTGTTGGACTAGCACCAGTTCCATTAGACTTTCCAATACCTAAAAATGAGAAGTTTCCTACAGTATCACTATGAGACATAATTTGAGCAGAAGCAAACGCGTCGTTTTCAACATTTAAATCACCTGTTCCATAATTACTATTAGATGAAGGTGATGATGTACCAACATTAAGTTCACCCCAAAATGTTGATTCACCAGTATCATCTATTTGAAATCTTGTATATTGTGTGCCGCCTGAGCTGGCAGCTTCTTGAAATAATAATCTACCGCTACTATCTACGCTTAATTCCCATAATTGAGTAGTTGCATCTGATCTGTATAATTGTAGATTCGGGTTAGTAGCTTTGTTGATACGTATATTACTTGATATTATATCACCTGTAAAAGTTGCGCTAGAACTATCTAATGAAAGTTCTGTAGTTCCATTAACATCAAACTCGTATTTACCATTAGATGAAGCTATATTAAAAGTATGAAGAGCGTGCGCTGAGGTATTTGTACCACTTGTAATAGATAATTGTCTAATACCACCAGAGCCCCCAGTAAAATACGTGCCTTCAGAACTTAAATTAGTAGTGATAGACCCTGCAAAAGTTGCATTGCTAGCAAAAGTTGCAACACCATTTTGGTTAAATGTTAACGCGTCAACAGGGCTATTAGCATTTTCAGATTGAATAACTAAGTTATTACCATTACCAGTCCCAGTTCCTTTGTAAATAAATCTCCAGCCATAACTGTTTCCATCACCTCTATTACCTAAGTATATAGCTGCATCAGCATTGTCTAATCCACTACCTCCAATATATAAGTAATCTGTAGCTTGTGCATATGTAGTTCCTTTTTTCAAAGTTAAATGACCGCCGCTTACTGTAAGATCTCCTCCAAAAGCTATATTACCATCACCGTCAAAAGTGTGTTTAATATTAGCGCCTGGGGTTCCTAAGCCAAATTGTAATGTAGCAGAACTAGTACCACCGTTTCTTATATACCAAGCATTATTATTATTTGAGTTATCAAATATAGTAGCGCTGTTATTATCAAGATTAATATTATTTGAAGCAAGATTAATGTTTCCTGTAAAAGTTGAATCATTACCACTAATAGTAATTGGAGCATTTGTTAATGATTCATCTCCGTTCCACATTGCTACTTTGTTAGCAGTACCAGTTCCAGAAAGAACACTTGTATTATCTATTTTTTGCCAAGCATCTGTAGCTTGATCTGACCATATTACCCAGTCACCAACATGCCAAGTATCAGGTTCTGTACCCGCGCCATTTGGCTCTGCATCACCCGCGACACTTACAATAAAATAATAACCAGGAACTTTATACGTGCTAGCTGTTAAATCTGGTGAACCACCTGTTCCATCACTAGCATCCCATAACCCCATGTATCTTGTTACACCTGTTACAAGACCATCTACGTAACCTTTAGTTGCTAATACATCATTACCGTCACTACTAGCTGTTTGTGCTGATTTTACTTTACCAGAGAAAGTAGCTACTGAATCTGTAGCAGCAGAACTAACAGATGTAATATTTAATAAAACAGCTGAATTATTATCTGCTGTATTAAAAAAATAAAATCCATTACCACTAGTACCTGTTGTAGCTCTCCAATGACCACTATAATTTCTAAAAGAACCAGCGCTTGAAACATATATAGTAGCATTACTAGATATACCATTTGAATCTATATAAGCTCTAGCAGTACCATCTACTGAGAAAAATATTCTATCATTAGAAACATGATCATCTACAAACATACCAGTATCAGTTCTACCACTAAAACTATACGCTGGAGCGCTACTGCTACCATCAGCAGCAAAAAAACGTCTTCCAGATGATATAACTTCTGTAGCGCCTACTTTATAACTACCACTTGCTCTTATATTACCAGAAACTTCTAATTTTTCATTAGGATTAGTTGTTCCAATACCAACTCTACCTGAAGTATCAATTTTTAATCTTTCTGCACTATCTGTATCATCATATATACGAAAAGTACCACCATTAGTAATTATTCCAAAAGCACCAGCGCTGTTTGCTAAGTCTAATCTAGCTTGGTTAGCGTCACCAGCTTGTATTTTTATAGCAGCAGCATTATCATCATACACGTGTAGCTTTCTACCTGGACTATTAGTTCCAATACCTACTTCACCAGCGTTAGCAATAAACATTTTAGAAGTACCATTGGTTCTAAATTCTAATGCATTGTCAGAAAAAGCAGTATCAATTACACCAGAACTATTTCCATTAGAATAACTTAATTTTACACCATCTGTTGAACTAGCTATAGTTGCCTCTCCATTATACACATGAAGTTTAGTGCTAGGACTAGTAGTTCCAATACCAACAAGACCACTTGAATCTACAGTTATTCTATCATTCGTGCCTAAATTTCCTGCGGATAATTTAAATTTATCTGAATCACTATTATCAATACCAAATGAATAAGTATCACCTGAAATATTAAACTTAATAGCTGCATCACCAGTGCTACCATTTTGTATAAGTAATTGTTGAGTGGTATCTGAGGTTGATGTTAATATGTGTAATTTATTTTCAGGATTAGTAGTACCAATACCTACTCTTTCGCTTGCAAAATCAACGGTCATTACAGTAGCTGAATCATCTCTAAAATTTAAATCATGAGTACCATCATCTAATGTAATATATGCGTTAGTAGTTCCTGAGTCTTGAAATTGTATTTCAGCATCACCTGATGTTGGAGAAATCATTATACCTCCACTAGAACCACCAGCTCCACCAACATGTAAAGTTCTAGATGGACTAGTCGTTCCTATTCCGACACGCCCAGCATCTGTTACTGTTACCACTGCGTTATTATTAGTAATTATTCTGAAATTATCATTACTATAAAAGCCAAAATAAGTATTAGTATCTCCAGCATGTCTTATGTATTGCGGTATTATAACATCATTTGGTAGGGCGCTATTAACCTCTAATATACTATTTCCTAAAGCTGAAGAGCCTGTCCATTTAGGTATATAACCAGTAGTTCCGCTACCAGTTATTGTACCAGAACTAGCAGAAATCCAGTTTGTACCACTACCTGTGGAACTTAATATCTGACCAGATGTTCCAGCATCTCCACTTGAATCTAATAATTTATCTAGAGGTTGTAACTCTGTACTTAGTTTTTTAATTTGTGCCATATCTTACGCGTAAGTTGAGTTAATACTTTGACCATCTGCTTCTACTTTTACTCTTGGAGTATAACTTTGTGATGAAGATCTTGCTTTAAATGTAAATGTAATTGTAGCGCCATCAGCTGAAGCAGTTACATCTAAATCATTAGTACCTTCGTCTATAACTTTTTTAGGTCTCCAAGTTCCTGAATCATTATAACAAGAATATACTATTGTTTGGTATTTACCAGTGCCGCCAAAACATGTGAACGTAAATCCGCAAGAAGCACCATTACTTCCTGTTGTTATTCCTGCTACTGCATTACCAGTTGTAGTTAATGATCCATAACTTTTTGCATATGTAACAAATCCACTACCTGAAATAGCTCCATTTACACTCAAATCATATGTAGGCGAAGTAGTTCCTATTCCAACTCTACCAGTAGACGCATCAGACCTAAATAAAGTATTACCTGATGAGTCAAATGTATCAAAATCACTATTCTGTGTAACACCAAAAGCTAATGCGCCTGAATTAGGTTTACTAAAATATAATCCAGATGAGCCATGAATTATACGATAAGTTTCTTGACCACTTCTTGTAAAATGCACAGCTGCTTCTGAGCTATCTATGTGTAATTTACTTAGAGGTAAAGAGGTTCCAATACCTACATTACCAGCTTGTGTTACTGTAAACTGCGTTGTTGATGTACCACCTGGTTGTGTTTTTATATGGAAAGAACCAGAGTTTTGTGCCATAAAAATTTCACCTGATTTATCATCATTTTGACCAATCCACATATAATCACTGCCTGAAAAATCACCATTAGAAGCGTCCATATATAACCTAGAAGCACCACTACCAGTATTAGAAATACCTATTGACGTTGCTGTATTAGTTGAACTATTTACTTGTAAATTAGTCCCAGGACTAGTCGTTCCAATACCTACGTTGCCCGCGCTAGTAATCCGCATTCTTTCTGCATCTCTAGTTTCAAATACCATATTACCATTAGGGTGGTCATAAGTTAAAGCGCCGTCATTCGCATCGGTTTCTTCACCAAACAATATACCGCCCCAATTACTAGAATTAGATAATATACTTATGTAGTTATTACCATTTCGTCTAAATACAGCAGAACTTTCTGTATTAGGTGTAATATTAACATCGCTTACAACAACGTCGAGTAGGTTATCAGGAGTAGTAGTTCCAATACCTACGTTTCCTGAACTATTAACACGTACTCTTTCAGCGCCACTTGTATTTATTTGAAAAGTATCATTAGCGCTAAAACCAAAATATGTGTTAGAATCGTTTTGATGAGCAATATAATTAGGTATAATTAAAGTGTTTCCAAAAGTTACATCATTATCTGTAAAACTTATAGAGATAGCGGTAGAATCTATGTTATCATTATATATGTCAAAGTTTTTATTAGCGTCTTGACCTATAAAATAGTTTCTTGTACCAGATGTATTAAAGTTTATATAACTCCAACCAGTATCAGTACCTGTTTGATCAAGAGTTAAAGCAGCATCAGCATCTGTTGAAACAACAAGTTTTTTATAAGAAACAACCTGCGCTGACGTCATTATAAAATATGTAGGACTAGCATCGCTATCTCTGAAATTATGAGATGTACCATCATAATAAGCGCTACCATTACCATACAGCTCTATATTTGCACCACCAGTAGAACTTAAAATTAAATTACCAGTTGAATTTAAGCTTCCATTAAATGTAATACTACCTGCAAAAGTAGAGTTATTTGAACTAAAAGTAATTGGTCCGTCTGCTAATGTTTCTGAAGTTCCAGAACCATCCCATTTAGCAACTTTTTGTCCTGTACCTGTACCTGATAATACAGATGTATTATCAATCTTTTGCCACTCACCTGAAGAACCTAAGTCACTATTATAAACAACCCAGTCACCTGTATGCCATGAATTAGGCTCTGTACCAGATCCATTTGGTGTAGCAGAACCATTATCGCTACATATATAATAATAACCGTCTTGTTTTGTAACAGTGTTTAAATTAGGATTAC